CAGGTCGACGCCACCGCCACCGGTACCGAAGCCCAGGGGGCCAGCAGCGCCGCCGGTCATGAACTTCTTGTAAGCGCCCGACTTGTACGCCACCCACGGCCGCCAGTTACTGCCGCCGCTTGAAATGCTGTGAGCAGCATCGGCGTTACGCTGGGGATCGAACGTCGACAGGGCACCGTGGATGCTGTTGATCTGCCAGAGCCCACGGTCGATGGTGCCGTTGCTGTTCACGTTGCGGGCGTCCGGGTTGAGGCCAGACTCCGCCTGCGCCACCGCTACCGCCGTGAGTAGATCGCTGAAGCTGAACCCGGCTTTCTTCCCTAGCAACGAAACCTCGTTGCGCCCCATCACCCCGCCAGCAGCGAGGAGTTGGGTGCCGGCCTCATGCCATAGTCCCTGCGCTCGACCCCGGTACTTCGGATCGGTGGGAATCACGTACTCGGGGAACCGGGGGTTGCCTTCGCCGACGATGGCACGGGGACCGTTCGTGACGAAAGGTGGCAGTGACCCGCCGCGGGCGTACCCCTTGCCCCAGTCGTCGGCCTTGTCGGCGCCGGACTTCAGGGCGCCAGCAACTTCGGGGAGGCCGATCTTCTCAGCGATGCCGGCGGCTCCACGAAGGAACCCAGCGATCAGATCGCCCGCCTTCGCCAGCGCCTTGCCGATGGTTTTAGGGATGGTGTCGAAGGCTGTACTCACGGCCTCGGAAATGCCCTCCCATACCGGGATCAGCTTCTCCTTCACGAACTTTACGATGGCTGAAAATACGGAAGAGACGATGTACCACGCGCTGCTCACTGCCCCATGAACCGCGGTGAACACAGTCTCGGCTATGCGCTTCCAGGTTTCGAAGATGGTTATGAGCTTGTCGCGAACGAAGTCAACAATGGCGGTGAAGATGACGCTCACAATGTTCCAAGCGTCCCGGATCACGGCAGTGATTATCGAGAACACGAACTGAGCAACGCCCATGAAGGCGTTAAAGATGACCATCAGCTTGTCGCGGAGGAATCCGTTGATGGCCTCAAAGATGACGCTAACGATGTTCCATGCATCCTTGATCACGGCAACGATGATCGAGAAGACGAACTTGGCGATGCCCATAAAGGCGTTGAAGATCGGGATCAGCACCGTCTCCACCACCGTGGTGATGGCGTTGAAGATCGTCTGGATGAACCCCCATGCCGTCTGGATCGCCGAGAGAATCCCTGCCCACACCGACTGGATGATCGGGAGCAGGGTGCCGGTGAAGAACGTGCCAATGGCCATGGCCGCAGGGATCAAGTAGTTGCTGAACAGGTCGACCACGAAGTTGATGGCAGTCTTGATCGCCGAGAGAATGCCGGACCAGACCGTCTGGATGATCGGCCACAGTGTGTCCACGAAGAACGATCCGATCGCCATGGCGGCAGGGATCAGGTAGTTGCGGAACAGGTCGACCACGAAGTTGATGGCGGTCTGAACCGCTGAGAGAATCCCCGACCACACCGTCTTGATGATGGGGAGCAGAGTGTTCATGAAGAACGAGCCGACGGCCTGGGCGGCGGGGATTAGGTAGTCACGGAACAGACTGACCACGAAGTTGATGACGACTCCGGCGGCAGTCTTAACCGCAGCGAACACGGTATCGACAACGTTGCGGAACGTCTCGAAGTTCATGTAGGCATAGACGAGGCCGCCGACCAGCAGGGCGATGGCAGCGACCAGCAGATACACGGGGGCAGCTGCCGCCATTGTGGAGACAGCCGCAATCCCTGCGTTGATCGCCCATATCGAGAACGCTGCACCCAACGCTGCGATCACCGGGACCGGGTTCGACTTGATGAACTCAGCGATCGACCGCAGACCACCACCGATGGCACCGAACACGCCCTCAGCGCCGCCGCCTTGGAGCCCGGCAATGAGGTCACCGACCGCCTGCTTCACGGCGGGGATCGCAGTAATCGTGATCCAGTCGAAGACCACCCGAGACTTCTCACCGAGGTCACCGAAGAACCCGCCCTCACCTGCACCCTGAAACCCGGCGATGAGATCACTGACGGCACCCACAACGGCCGGGATAGCGGTACCCGTGATCCAGCCGAGGGCCGCTCCAGCCGTCTCCCTGAGCCAGCCGAACGCCGCACTGAGCTTGTCCCGAACAACGGGGATGATCCGCTCGAGCCCCTCGCGAATGTCGAACAGCTTGTCCACGATCGGCGAATCCTCGGACAGGGGGCCGCCCGTGAAGTCCCCCTTGAACAGGATGTCGAACGCCTGCTTGGCGATGCCGATGACGGGGGCGATGCGGTCCTTCAGCCAGCCGAAAGCGTTGCCGGCGAAGTCGAGGATTCCGGGCAGCTTGTCGCCCAGGAACGAAGCCAACTTCTCGATGACCGGGAGCAGCGCGAGGCCGACCCGTTCCTTGAGGTTGCCGACCACCACCCCCAGCTTCTGCATCGGATCAGCGGCAGCCTCGGCTGCGCCACCGACCTGGCCCTCGACCTCACCGAGGATGATCTTCTGCGCCGAGAGCAGATCACCGGTCTCGACGAAGTTCTTGATCTGATCCTTCTGCGTCTGCGAGAAGGTGACGCCGGCCTTACCCAGCGCGCCCACGCCCTTGATCGGATCGTTCAGCGCCTTACCGAGCTGCTTCGATGCCCCGTCCATGCCGCCGAACTGCACCGACAGGTCAGCCGTCGCCTGAGTGGCCCGATTGAAGATGTCGTTGTTCTTGCCGGCCTCGTTGCGGATGCCCTTGAAGGTGAGCAGCATGTTCGACGCTGTCTGGATCTGCTCGTCATCGATGCCGGTCTTGTTGCTGATTGACTCAGCCAGCTTGCCGATCTCGCCGGAGGAGATTTTCGCAGCGCCGCCGGTGGCACGTATGGCGTTCTCCGTAATGCGCCCAACCTTCGCCGACTCCCGGGCCTCCGAGATGAAGTCGCCGAAGAGCTTCGCCCCGCCGAGAACCGCCGCGCCCGCGGCGATCCCTTTGAACGAACCGACGAACCCGCGGCTAGCGCCCGCCCCGGCATCCTTGCCGGCCTTCGCCCCTGACCGGCCAAACAGTTTCCACCCGCGCTTGCTGCCGTCGTTGACCCCGCGGGCAAACCCTCCGCCCGCGTCGCTACCGGCCTTGACGAACTTCCCCCGCGAGTCGCGGAGGTTGCCGTTGATGTCGCTCTTGAACTGACCGCCGAACGCGTCAGCAGCCTTGCCGCCGGCGCCCTTCGCCTGGCGGGTCAGCCCACCGAAATCACCTTCGAAGTTGACGAACGCCGTTCCTGCGAGAGCCATTCAGATCCCCCCTTTCAGAAATGCAGCGCGCGTGCCGGCGCGGGTCAGCGCCGGCAACTCCGGTTCGGGTTGGACCTCGACCCACGGCCGAGGCCAAGTGAGTGCCGGCCCCTTCGGGTCGTAGCGACCATTCTTCAACTGCAACGCAACGAGCTGACGGGACGACCGGGCAATGTCGCCCAACACCTCGACCTGGGTGGCGCCGAGCTCGTCCTTATCCGTCCACCACTTCATGACCCTGGCCGTAGCCGAGGTCGGGGGCAGTGCCTCGATGTAGACCCGGAGCTTACGGACGCCAATGGCGTTAGGTCCGTAGGCGTCGGCCACCAAGTCCCGGTGGTGGTGAATCGACCAGTCACCCTCGAGCGTGTCCCAATAATCGGTGAGCATGGCGTTGACCCCACGGACCAACGCCAGGCTCCCTACTTCTTGGCCTTCGCCTTGCTGCCGTTCTGCCCGGCTCTCCGGGCCTCCCGGTTTGGGGGCGGTGCCCCGTTGACCTTGATGCCGTACAGCACCTCGCAGATCATGTCGATGTCAGTCTGCGGGTTCTCACTGTCGAACTCCGACAGCGGCCTGTCAGAACGAACCATCGACAGGTTGGCCTTGAGCGCATCGAGGTCAGCGTCCTCACCGAACAACGCAGCCAAGGCATCGTCGTTCGACTCGGCCGCCGCAACCCCGAGGGGCAGGATGGCCGGCAGGTCGTAGGTGACACCACCGAGGACGAGCTGGTGTGTCTCCAGCCCGGCCTCGGTGCGTAGTGCGTCGAGGTTGAGCGACGCCATCAGACGTCGGCCAGCACGGCGGTGTCATTGGTGAGCAGGGTCCAGAGCGAACCGGACGCCGGCTGCAGGTAGGTGAGCTCGATCTCGTAGCCGGTCACCTCATCCTTCGCGAATGCCACGTCACCGTTGAGGGAGACGGTTGCACGGGGCAGCAGGTAGCGGTCGATGAGGGTGCCGTCCACGATCTCGAAGACGAACGCGTTCTCCACCAGGACCGGCGTGGCCGGTGGGGTGAAGGTCCGGGTGGTGGTGCCGGTGACGGTGCCACCACCCCAGGCGAGCTTCAGGGTCTCGGCGTTGCGCTGCCAGAGGGTGAAGCCTGCGGTGATCGTCTGCTCGGTCACGGTCTCACGCACGGGAGCGAGTGACTGCCACGGCGTGAAGGACTCCTTGTTGGTGTCGACGCTCATGGACGGGCCGGTCTCGGTGTAACCCAGCTCCTTCCATGCGGCCGCCAGGGCGGTCGTCACGTCGGTCGGCATTGCTGTCCCGACAGGCGCCTTGTAGAGCGACCCGGTCGTGCCGAGGCGAACCTCGGTTGCGGTCTTGGCCATGGTGGTTTCTCCTGTTCACGGGCGCGACAAGCGGCACCCAATGGGGTGTGGGTGTTGGTTTGATGGGTGCTGTCGCTGGAGCCCCGGCGCAGCGTGCGGGGTCGGCCCCTACCGGGGCGGCGAACTAAAGACCGGACGCGACAAACGCCACCCGAAGTGGGTGGCGCTTGGTCGAATGGGTGCTATTGCTGAAGCCCCTACCGGGGCGGCGAACTCAGAGGGTGAAGGCGGCGACCGTCACCGACGTAACAGCGGAGAAATCGAACTCGAGCAACCCGTCGGGCGTGTTGTAAGCGTTCTCATCGAACGGCCCGATTAGCTTCTCGGAGGCGGCACCGATGGCCACCACGTCATCGGTCACGGCACGGTTACCGACGGTAACGGGCGTGATGAAGGTGACGTTGATCGAGCCGGCCGAAGCATTCTTGACGTGGACGACGGTCCTGCCACGGTTGCCGACGGACTGGCCGGCAGCGTTGGCCGCAGCGTACGTGGGGATGATCCCGGCGACGGCGATCTGCTGGGTGGTGAGTGCGGGCTTAGGCATGATCTACTCCTCAGGCCGCGGAGGGCGGGGTCGTGGTGGTGGGATCTTCAGCGATGACCGCTACGGGCGGCGCCTCTACCGGTGCGTTCTGCACGCCGATAGGCAGCACCTCTGCCTCGGTCTCCGAGGGCGGGCACTTGTCCCACTCCGGGTCTTTGGCGAGGTCTCGCCCTTCCGGGCTGTTGCCGGCGAACGATCTGACTTCCTTCGTGATGCGGTGTCGATAATCGACCATCGGTCTCTCCTGTTAGTTGGGTCTGATCCACGCATGACCAGTGACGATCGAGCGCGGTTGTAACGGGGTAAGGCTCTCGTCAGGTTCGGCTCTCACTGCGAGATCCTGTGTCTCGCCGAGGGCGGCGTCAGGGGTGACGTATCCGGCGGATGCACGCAGCACGCCGACCACCACGCGGCCGAGCTCGTCGGCGGCGAGTTGGGTCACTGCCCAGCAGTCGACCTGGATCAACATGCGAATCCACACCCGAGGGATGAGTTCGACGCTGGTTAGTTCGGTGAGACGGATGGCGGGGAACCTGGGGACCGCCAGCTCGGGCGGCATCGTCCGGTTGACCCGGGTGCCGGTGATGGCGGTGACCTCAGTGCGGCCGAGCAGGTAGGACCGGACGACGGACAGTCCGGCGGGGTGGATAACGACGGTCTCAGCCACGGTCGACCACCCTGCCGCCCACCTGCTCGGCCGCCTTACGGAGGATGCCTCGTGGCGGCATGTTGCCGCCGCCCCATTCGATGATGTGACCGGCCCAGTCGGTGGTGGCGAGCGTGTTGCCCTCGGCCTTCAGCGACGCCTCGTAGGCGCCGGTGTCCCGGTACTGAGCGGCGATCTGACGCGCTGCGGAGAGCGCATCCTGTGCCCGGTCCTCGAGGACACGGCGCACCCTGGGGTCTCGTTTCATCTGTGCGGCGAAGGCACGATTGACGGTGAAGCGTGATGCCATCGTCGCCCCCTCAGGCCGTGTCGGTGGTGAGCTCGAGGCGGATGAACTCGTTACGGCGAAGGCGAGGATTCCACCGGGTGGCCGGTTCGCCGGTCACCTGGAACACCTGGCCTGAGTCGACGATGGTCAGTGACGACGTGGCCGCCACCGACGTGCCAACGGGCACCGCCGCCCACCATTGCCCCGCCGCTGTCTGCTGCCCATCTGTGCGTTCCTTCGACGAGGTCTGCTCCACATAGGCGTCGACGGTCTGTGAAACCGGGGTGCCCACGGATGCGTCGCCGTAGGCGTCGACTGCACCGCCGACCGGGGTGGAGACCACGACCGACCGGGTGAGCATCCGGGCGGCGTTCACCGGGCCACCACCATCGAGGTGACCTGTCGGCGGTACGGGGCGAGTAGTTCCTTGTCGACCGGTGACAGGGTGAGGCCGAGACCAGGGGTCGGGTAACTGAACGCGGCTTCACCGATCGCCTCAGACTGGAACCCCGACGGGTTGTCGAGGAATCGCTGCACCGGCTGGCAGACAGCAAGGATCACGTCGTCGGGGATCGGCGTGTAACCGTGGCTGTAGGTCACCGTGTAGGCGCCACAGACCCATGTGTCGAGGCTGTGGCCGTACCCCTCGTAGGTACCCCACGCGTGAGACACCCGACCGTCGGGTGTCCATGTGTAGTTGGCCGCCGCGTAGACCGTCCCCCCCGGTCCGGTGACCGTCCCTACGGCAGTCACCGGACCATCCGGGAGGATCAGATTGCCGTCGGTGACCTGGACGGTCACCGTGTGGTTCGCCACGTAGGCGAACGACCGGCGGCACCACCGCTCCACCACCGCCGACGACATCTCGAGGAGACGTAGGGCGCGCACAGCATCAGCCTGCGGGCCGGCAATCACAACGAGGTCGGCGACGGTGGCAAGAGCCATGGGTCAGCCCTGTCCGACGGACCGCAACGCAGCGGCTGCCGAAGCAGCCGCCTTGTCGTCGGTCTCCGGGGTTGGCTTGCCGGCGACTACACCAGCGACGGTGTAGTTCTCGTTCGGGGTCGGATCGACCTCGACACCGACGAAGCCCTTGGCGTTCTCTTCGTCGACCTGCTTCTGCACGGACGCCGCACCGGCGTCGTCGTTCTTGCTTGCCATGTGATTCTCCTTTGGGGTTTTGGGGGAAGACTCGACCCCCAACCCCGTCAGGAGGCCAGGCGTCGTAACGCTGTTCTGATTCGGTGGCAGTTGGCGCACACCACCTCGCACTTGGCGATCTCGGCGTCGATCTTGGCCTTCGTAGAGCCGCCCGACATTGAAGCGAGACGGTGTTCCTTGATGGAACCCGGCAAGTGATCAAAGTCCAACGCCGACGGATGGGCGTTGTATCCGCAGTCAGCACACCCGCGTTCAAGTTTGATGGCCTGGATGTAAGTCAGAAGGTCCCTTTGACGAGCCGAACGCCCTGGCCCATATCGCTTGACCGAACACCTCTTGCACCAGGACAGATGACCGTCTGTCATGTTGGTGTTGCTGTAGAAATCGGTGATCGGCTTGCGCTCACCGCAGTCCTTGCAGACCTTCACAGTGTCATCTCCTGGGGATGATTCCTGAAGGTGCGGAAGGCAGGGGGCGGACGGTTCAGGTCCGCTTTCGGGGGCGACCCTAGCCCCCTGCCATCGTCAGCTTAGATCAAGCTGCAGGGCTCCGCATCACTCCGAATGGGAACTGCGTGGCGTTGTTAGCGCCTTCGTAGTTGACGACGTTCGCAACTTGCCAACCCACCCGGAATACAACGCGCATGGCGACCATATCCTGTTGGGCTAAATTATACTGAATGACGTTCGCGGCGTCGGTCAGCACGGCCTGGTCGAGCAGCTTGTACGTGAAGTCCTGACGGACACCCACGACCGACTGTGTCCAGTCGCCGGCGATGGCCTCGGCGTACAACCCTGGCGGGGTTGCACCAGTCGGCCAGAGGCCGGGGGCGACGATGCTCAACGGCTCGCCGTAGAGGGTGCCACCGGAGAGGTCGGCGAGAGCCTGCCCATCGGTGCCACGGGCCCCACGAAGGAACGCCTTGTAGCTGGTCTTGGCGACCACACCGTTGACCATGAACCCGTCGGACTCGACGGCGCCGAAGAGGGCGTTGAAGTCCTCAGCGATACCGCCCTGCGCTGCGGTGGCGGTGCCACGGGTGCGCGTGTTGCCTGCGGCCACGGACGAGGCCACGATGTCAGTCGGCCACGACGCGGGCTTGTTCGCACCGAACAGGATGGCGGCGTCGAGCGCCCTGGCAATGGCGCCCTCGAGCAGGGGCTGGATGCTGCCCCAAACGTCGAAGCCGGTGTCGTCAAGGACGGCCTCGGGGATCGGAACGATGGCGGCCAGTTCCTCGATGTTGAGGTACTTGTTGGCCCAGTTCACTTCCGTAGTCTGCTTGATGCCGGTGTCACCCGAGACGAAGTACGCCGTGGGCAGAGCCGACAGAACCGGGAGCCGGGTCTGAGCGGAACTGACCGGGATGTTGGTCGACAGCGACAGCGCCGCTGACTCGGCGGTCAGGTTGGTAATCATCGCCTGACTGACCGATTCGGGGATGAGTGCGGCCGCATCGGTGCGACTGATCAAGTTGTTGTAAGGCACGGGGACCTCCTAAGGGTCTGTGATGTTGGAGCGACGAGGTCAACCCGTGCCGGGTTGGAGTCGCTGGTTACGACCTGCCGGCACTTCGCCGAAGCAGGTCATTCATGTCGCCGTTACGGGCGGTGCCCGATTCGGGCTGGGTGCCTCGAGGACCACCAGCAACCGCGGGCGGCCCTGGCTTGTACTCGGCGGCGAGGTATGGCTTCGCTTGGATCAGCGCGTCGATCTCGGCGACGAGCCGCTTCGGGTCGACGGTGCCGTCGTCTTTGGAAACGTCGGCGGGGTCGATGAACCGGAGGGCATCGCCGGGATCGGCGAGCTTGGTGCCGGCTGACCGGAGTAC